CAGGGTGCGAAAGGCGTCAGCGGCTCCGTACTATAAGACCTCGCCAATATCTGGAACGATAACGTCTTCCGGTTTTCAGGTTACAGTTTTCCTAATCCCCGACGAATGATTACGATAAACTGGGCAACAAAAGTGATATATGTACCGAGGTTGTATCTTACCGACCTTGGCGGAGGCATCTATGAGTTTGATGTAAATGCTTTCCGGCTTGCGCTTCGCGACCTTGAAGATAGCAATGAGGGCATTGCCTTTCCTCCTACGCACAGGCACAACACTACCGTTACGTTGTCAGGTGTTACTTATGCACGTACTGTTGAGATTATCAACGGTTATACAATTGAATTTGAAACCGGTCTTTACACCGTCAAGTGTGTCGGTGCTAATCACAACATAGCTGACGTTAAGGTAGTCAATTCCGTGTCGCTGCTTATCGGAAACTCCGCTGGATTGATTGAAGGTGGTGGCGGTAATATGTGGAATGAGGTTATTGAAACGGGATATACAGCGGCAAATCTGCTGCGGCTTATTGCAGCAGTTGCTGCAGGTAAGAGTTCTGTTGTTGGTTCAACTGTTAAATTCCGTGACATGAACGACACGAAGGACAGGATAGATGCTACCGTTGTGGGCGGTGCGCGTACGAGCGTGACAAGGGATGGCACATAAAAAAACCAGGGGTAAAAAAAATGAACAAAACAAACATTATCAGCATCATTCTGGCAGTAGCGTTGTTCACCGCGCTTTTTGTATTGTTCACCCGCGAAAGGCAATACGATGTCACAGTGAGAGATTTGAAGAAAGAGCGTGAGCGGTTGCGTGATGAGCGCAATACGCTGGAACGGTTGTATATGAAAAAGTCTGATGAACTTCAAAACTGGATTGAGTTGTATAAATATCAGAAAGCACTTGCGGAGCAACGGTATAATGATGTGGTTAAACTACAGAAGAAATATGACAACAAAAAAAATAATCCTGTTGTTATTGTTAACGACCATCAGCGCGACAGTATATTGTCAGCCCTCTACCCCGAATTATTCAATAAATAGAGAAGTTTTCGACAGGATGGTTAACGATGTGTTGCGTGGGCGTGCATGTGATACGTTGCAACAACAACAACGCCTTACGATAGATGAACTAAGCAAGACTGTAACTGTTGCGGATTCTGTGATTGAAAAAAAAGAACAGCTTATTAGTATTCTTGAAGGAAGGCTTAAAAATCAGCAATACGACTGCGCCATTGATAAAAGGCTGAATGAGGAGAAGTTAAAAAGAGCTCGGAAAAGGACGTTGGTGCTTTCGGGAATTTCAGTATTTGAATTGATGTTACTTTTGGTATTTATTTAGGTGGACACGGTATATCCATCCAATGTGTTGGGTAGTAGTTATCATCATATATGACATCACCGTCTATCCCGTCATATACATATCCCCATACCATCTTTGTTTCTCCATTTTCTTGAAATGAAAAGTAGTTCATTATACATACTTGTCCATTCAATACAGCCAACACATTTTTTTCGTGTTTAGGCAATTTTTCTTTTACAGAAATCCAGCGGTCAAATTCCTCCTGACGTTCTTCATTGGCATTCGACCGTTTGATTATTGACCTCAATCCGACAATGTGATTAACTATATCAGCGTAGCATTCTTTTTGTGCTTCTTCTTTTTTCATGACATGTTGTTTTTGCATTTTTTATGTGTTCACCTCTCCTTGCAATCCGCTGGCAACTGCCTCCTCATACGCACTGTCAGTCCCTTCGGGTCCGCTTTTAGTTCCTGTGCTCCTTAGTTTATTCCAAAGCTCAGTATCTTTTGGCCTCCAAAAGTGTAAACAGTTGTCATGCAGATTCACATATTCGGAAGCGAAAAAAGTATTGAAGTATTTTCGGGTGCTTAATGATATAGCCTCCTGATAGGTTGTCTGCTGTATTGATTTGCTTTTCAAGCCCCGGAAGATTTTTTCTCATATTATAACGGTTCGTCAAGACCTAAAAAGGTAATTCGCCATTTTCTTCAATTTTCATTTCTTCTCCTGTTATATGACGAAATTTTGGTTTTAGTTTAGTAATATTATTTTCCTGTTTTGGTGGTAATGACCGAATATATTCCATCGATTTTACTTGACTTTCAATTTCTTCTTCTGTAAATGGGTCTTCTTCATGTGAAAGGAAATGGCGAGTACCATCTTTATCGCCTTTTGTATAGTTCGGATTAAAATGTCTTTTAATCTCCAGTATTTCTATTGCACTGCCCCAAACAGGGGCTTTATTCAATTCGGGTTTCTTTGCTTTTTTCATATCTTTTAGAATGGGTAGTTTACTTGTCCATTTTCTCAACCAGTGGCCTGACTTGCGCATCTATGGAAGCCTTGTTTTTTGAGCGAACGTAATAAGTAAGTGCTATTTTCCGTTGTTCAGGGTCTATCTTTTTTCTACCTCGTTTCATGTGTATAACCTTTCTTACAAAGATAACAGCAATTCAGAAAAAAGCAAGTTTTTTTTATTTTTTTTATAGCTTGAAGTATGACACACCTCAGGTTTTTTGCGCTGTTGTAGAATGCCTTTTTTTAATCGCCATATAAACGGTTTACAGCCTATCAGGCCTGGGGGTATATTCAGATACCACCGGACAAAAAAAGTGGCTGTAATGCGCTTTAATGAAGCCGTTTTTTCATGGTTGATTTTTAAAAACCGCGAAATTCCTTTGTTTTAAGGGGTGTGGCAAAATGCACCCGCGAAATCAGCGTAAAATCGCAGGTTTTCTGGGGTGGCAATGGCATGTATAAAAAAAAGAAAAAAAAAGTAAAAAAAGTTTGGAAAATACGAACCGGCGTATTATCTTTAATACATAATTAAACCCCTTAAAAAAATGACAACTGAACTGAAAATCAAAAAAACCAGCGCAAAAGGCGCACACTTGTTAACGGATGGTACCGTTGAATTTTGGGTAAAACCCAGCTGCGTACGTGCAGATGGTACATTCACCCCATCTGTGGAGAATGCATACAAAGATGCCTTGTATCTACATGAAAAAGAGGCTGACTTTATTTCCAAATTCGGGAAAGTTAAGTTATGGACGCCTGATAACGAAAAATTTAGAATTTATTTTGATGATGGAACATTTGTTGCAGGTGCTCGGAAAGAAAGTGAACCTCACGGTTATTATGAGAGACACCGCTACGCCAAAGGAGAACGCCAGTACGTGGTGTTCATATATGAACCCAACCGTTTTTCAAATGCCGAACTCTGGAAATTGGCAAGCCGATTTGTAGCATTTGACAAGATGGTAGTTAAGCGTGAGTCCGGTTGGGAAAAAGTGAATTAAAATTTGAAATTTTAACCCCTAAAAAAATGAAAAAAATAACATTAGATTCTATTCAGAACAAGTATTGCAATGTACAACACAACGATAACTACTACATCGGTGGCGGGTTAGACGGTGTAAAGTTTGCAAGCCGCAGGCATGAAGATGCACTTTGCGATCCCGGTAAACTAACCCTTGGTAAAGCTACACAACTGTTTAAGAAGGCAACGGGATTAGATGCGGATACTGTAAGAGAGGTTTTAGAATATGCTGTTCCAAACATGGAGTGGCATCATGCGGGTAAATTGCCGAAGGCTTACGGTGGGGGCATGAAAAAGACTTACTTTTTAAACGCTGCTGAGATTTGCGATTGCGCGAAAAAATGGAATGATTACTTCGAAAAATTGAAACTTGCAAAAGTTGCCGCAAAAAATGAAGC